ATCGCATCAAATTCCTTGATGGATTCAGCTAGCTTCTCTCGCATAACCTGAGTGGCTGAGTTGTTAGGTACCTCGATATCATCGGCTACGATAACGTCAGCACGAGATCCTGCTAGCTGACCTGTGATTCCCACAGATTTTACTGAAGGAGAATGAGAGGCCTGAGCTGGAGCTACATCAAAGGCTACCTTGGATTGCCTTTGGCCTTCTCGAGATTTCAAATGTGCCAGGAATGGAACATCCTGGATAAGTCTTTGCGTAAATGTAGAGAAGTCATCAGATCTAACTTTAGATGCTGAGACTACCAAAATCTTTTTCTCAGGATCCATAAGTAACTCCCAGCATACATAAGCTGAGGTTACATAGGATTTACCTACACCACGGAATGCTTCGATTACGCAACGCTTCGGTGAGTTTTGCAGATAATCGGCTATGTCGTATTGGACTGGCGTGGGATTAGGTAGGTTGAGATGTTTCCAAATTAGGAATAAGAAGTTACGAAAGTCTTTTAGTTCTTCTGGGACTTTGTTCGGCATAGTCCTCCTGTAAGTTTAGAACTGAACCTTTTGGTAATTCTTAGTGTTCTTTTTCTTAGGTACGCAGTTTGGTACGTTACGTCCATTCTTCTTTTTCATACCTATTTGTTTAAAACCTTTCCAACATGCCATCAGTGTCTCTCCAATGATTCAACATCGAATGGCAAATGGTCTACTAAGTTACCTAGAGGTGATCCCTCCATTGGTAAGGCTTCTATCCCATTATCTTTTAGGAATTTAATAGCAGCACTTAATTCAGCTGCAGTTGCATCCCCATTTTGAATTTTATATAGAAGGTCTTCTGCTACAGCGTTGTGCAGCTCTTCTAAAAGCTTATTAGGTGCTGTCACTTGTTCCTCCCTCTATTCTTCTTTTTAGATTGAATACGTAGATTCTTCACTGAGTTGTTTTTAGGATTACGATCTTTGTGATCTACGTCCATACCGTCACCCTTACGTGCGCGACCTTTACGGATCATTAATGCTCTTGCAGCATTTCTTGCAGCACGTCTTTTCTTTTGATTGGGTTTCTTATGGTATGTCTCGTATTCCTTTTTATAATTCCTAGCCATCATTTCTTCCACTGGGCTAGGCCTTTGATTCCGAATGAGGCTGCTATAGCTGCAGCTAGGAATCCTTTGTAGTATTCGGGCATTGCAGATAAAACATCGAATCCCTGGGTTATATAAGGAACAAGCGCTGGTATAAATGCGCCAACCATTGGTATGGATAGGACTATGGTAAACCATTCGTCCTTCCATGAATTATTAGCGTTCTTAGCTTGTTCTATTTCCCAATAAGCGTCCGATTGGATCTGCTTCATTTTTGATTCGTGTTTAGCCTGTGTTTCTACTCTTTTACTTTTGAACCACTCGGCTGCAATACTCCCGACTGCTGAGAGTATTTGGATCATTTAGGATCACCTCCTATGCACATATAAAGGGTGTAACTAGAGGTAATAACCAACAATCAGGTATAACGATTATTGGTATCACTTTGGTTTGTATAAAATATCGAAGAGCTTATCTAGCTTCTGATCGATCCTATGAAACATAGCTTTGTTGTCTGCATAGTTTGCTTCGATCTGTTTAGTGTTTGCTTCGATTCTGACGTTTTGTAAGGCGACCTCTCGCTCAATACCGCTGATATACGTCACCATACCTATTACTAGTACGGTTGTTGTAATGATATGGGAGATATTAACGGTCTTGGAGAGGTGCCAGGATTCTTTAGGTTCCATAGTCCTTCCTATATGTATTAATGGTTTATTTGTCACCAAATGACTATTACTGCACCATGTGGGCCAGTGCCCCCTGAGGTTCTATTGTTATACCTTGTGCCCAAATTAGTAGCAGCACCAGTAATTGCACTTAAAGTACCGCCATTACCTGTTAAACCATTACCTAAATCAACATTAGCGAGAGTATTAAAATACGCAGAATCTAATAAATCACCGCAAATAATACCTGAGCCGCCACCGCCGCCCATACTGTAGTATCCAGAACCGCCGCCAGACCAACCGCCGCCGCCTTGTGATGCACCATGACCGCCTGCACCACCTCCACCTAGGCTAATTCCATTAAAAATAAAACCATTGCCGCCCATAGATACGCCTGCTGAATAAACACCTCCAAGCCCTGCGCCTGCTGTATTTAATGTACCGTCATAATTAGACGAACCTCGGCCTCCAGAGCCGCCGTTTGCTTCTGGTGATCTTCTTGAGTTATCACCACCACCTGCGCCTCCGCCGCCTGCTGCGCCGCCTGCTCCTGCTACATAACTGCCACTGTAACCTTCATTTGCGTAACCCGCAGCGTTGCCTATTGTTGGGCCAGTTACCGCAATACTTCCATTGCTACTTATCATGTGACCGCCTTGTCCAGTGTAAATTCCGCCGTTTGAATTTGACGCACCAGAACCATTGCCGCCACTTACGCCATACACAGTTTGACCATTTAATGAAAACGAACCAGTGCCGCCTCCGTTACCATGACCTCCACTTATACTTCCTCCTGCACATCCACCGCCACCTGCAATCACAACACCATTTGCAAACATTGTATTTGCACTGGATACAGGAGTAGTACCTGTGCCTGCGTAAAAGAATCCTGAACCTGCACCGCCGACACCATTATCATTACTATCTTGAGCGCATCCGCCGCCAAGTCCATTTGCGCCATTGTTGCCATTATCAGCACCGCTAAAGTAATTCATAGTTGCTGCTATTGCTTTAAATTTCCAATTTGGTTCAACTCTTAAAATAACATCGCTAACTCCGCCAGAGCCACCTGAATAACCGTTTCTAAATGTTGCGCCACTTCCAATACAAACCACACGAATAGCATATACGTTTGCAGGAACAGTAAATGTTGTTGCTGCGTGACTTAAATCTGTCACATATTGAACATTTGAATTGCTCCAGTTACCTGTAAAAACTTGGTAATTAGAACCTGAAAGCGGATAACCACTTTTTGTATTTAATGTAGGTCTAGTAATAATATTAAATGACCTAGATACAGTGTTTGAACCGTCACTTGCTTCTAAGTTAAATGAAGAAGTTGTTGCCGCTGTTACATCTGGTGCTGTGCCACTAATCACACCAGTAGATGAGTTTAAAGATAATCCAGTTGGTAAACTACTTCCAGATTCTACCGCATAAGTAATGGCAGCCCCTTCTGGGTCACTAGCCGAAACAGTTATACTTAATGACGCATCGTCTGCATTATCAGAAAGATTACCTGTTGCAGTTGTCCAAGCGGGCGAAGCGTTTACATTAAACGCGTCTGTTAAAGTGTTAGATAAGCCAGATATGTTTGTAACTTTTACGCTATAAGGTTCATTAGCATTTGAAACACCACTTGGAACAGTAGCACTTATTGAAGTGTCTGAATTTACCGTAACCGATGCTGAAGTATATTCAGTATTATCTGCTCCAATAAATTTAACTGTTGCGCCTGCGTTAAATCCAGAACCAGTTATAGATAGCGTGTATCCACTTGCAATATCTTCTTCACTAATATTTCCATTTCCCACGCTTGAAATTGTTGGTGGTGCGTCAATAGACTTAAAAGCAGAACCAGTGTAATACTCGGCAAGACCAGTGGTAGAGTTAAAACGCAATTGACCCGCAGTGTTGCCTCGCTGTGCAGTCGTACCTACTGCGATCTTAGTACCTTCCGTACCAGTATCTACAATGTTTTCAAATGGTGGAACATTATCTAAGCCATCCGCTTTAACATCACCGTTGGCATCAAGTAAGTCTGCTAAATTTCTTGCTTTACTCATTTCTTACTCCTCAACTGGTGGTATATATCCTGTTAATGCTGTTGCTTCTTCTTGAGTTAGCCCTAGGTCTAGTAGCTTTTGATTGCCAGATGCTTTAGCAGTTGCTTTAGCCACTTCAGCATTTATTGCTTCTGTTTCTAATTCTGCTAATTTAGCGTTTATATCTTCAGCAGAAATTTCTGGAGTACCATCGTGCCATTGAATTTGATTTACATCATTGTCAAAAATAGTAACTTTTGCTTCTGGGTTTAGTGCCAAAATTGCGTCAATTCTTTCTATAGCCATATTATGCCTCCACCTCTAAAATAATAAGTTTTCCATAA